CCCTGCTGTCATGTCTGTATATGCTCCGTACTCATGTGCATGCTTAGGCATTTCAGCAGTTAGCAGCTTATGGTCTGGCTGTGTCCATGTTCCTGCTGTAGCACCACCTGTCGTGTAAGTAGTTCCACCTTTTATAGCTAGTAATGTGTCTCCTAATAATGCAACTTCCGTCCAATTAGTAGGGGCTGTGGCACTATAAAACCATGACTTAACTACTCCACCAGTAACGAAAATACTAGGTATAACCGTACCTGCTGCCAATCTCGCAGCAGTTAAAACAACCTGTACAGCAGAGTTGTTATTTCTAATATATTCAGCACCATTGGGAAGTGTTGTACTTCCTGCTGGCTGTGCAGCCACCCATGCCATATCACTACTCCTTAGTTATTTATATTTACCATCTAGGCGTTATTCTCTTAACAGCATGTTGTTCTAATGCCTTGCCCTGTATCTTAGCTATTTGGTCTTCGTAGATTCCAGTTAAAAAAGCATAACGCTTCTCATCACCAAATTGACCCGCAAGATTTCTAGCTGTTCCACAGGCTATCGCCTCGCCCCATTCTTCACGGCTTGGAGTATCATCAACATTAACTAACTCTAGTGGTCTTACCCATGCAGGGATAATAACGCTATATACCGCATCAGGTGTTGGCCTCATTATAAGCTCACCACCATAAAATAAAGCCTGATATGGTCTGTTATTTGCTACTGTTGCTGTAGGTGTCCATATCTCTTGCCATACCTTGTAATCAAAGAATATCTTAAGATCATATCCATCTACAGTACCATAATCTTTTATGCTAACTATAGTATCATCATCAATAGTTTCTGTATCAGTTGCAGCAACCGTTGAAAATGTCCATGTGTCTTGCAACTCCATAGGCTTCACATCAAGAACAAAACGTAACATGTAAAATTGATTGATAGCTCTGTCAAGATTAGCATCTGTAAAAGCTACCGAATCTTTTAACTTGGCATAACGCCTTGTTGCATCCCTTATATAGCCTAGTGTCCATAAACCAAGTGCCATTAGATAGCTCCTAGTATCTCAAAATAACATCTACGCTTAAATTTACTTTTGCTCTTCGCCCATCTTGAAGGTTGTGCAGGATCTTTTTGAACCCTGTCACGCTTCCATATTTTACACTCAGCATTAATGAGTTTAACAATTACTCTAGGAACTTGAACAGTGTCACCGTCTCTTATATTTAATAAGTATCCTAATGGTGTTGCTGTATATAAACCGCCTTCGCACTCTGGGAAACGAAATGTAGCCTCAATTAAATCATCTTCCCAACCTTCAGGTAAGTAATGAGGATCGTTTTCTTTTACGTATCCTTCTCTTCGTTTAGCTCTCTTAGAGGCTAAAGCTTGTCCTACTTCAATTTTCTTTCCTGCTATCCTTGGCTTTTCTACTGCCATAATATATCCTTTTGTTAATAAGGGAATAGCTTTCGCTACTCCCTATAAATCTATTATTAGAAATCTGCTGCATCGCCTAGGTTATCCCAAACGTCACAAACTTCCGCTTCAATCATAAGAATATCGCTGTTTGCACCCATGACATTAGTACCAAAAGTGTATTTAATCTTATTGGTATTGTCGACTGCTTCAGTGATATTATATGCTTGACCACCTGAAGTATAAACCAAACCTGTTGTATCTATGTTAGCACCGCCACGAGGGGCTTGTAATGAGAATGTTGTCGATGTTAAAACTGTAATAACATAAACATTATCATTAAGTAGAGTTGTACCCATATCACCAACTACACTACGTATACGAACTTTATCGCCTGTTGTATAACCATGAGCTGCTGTAGTAGTAGCAACCGCAGGGCTAGCATCAGTGACATCATTGATAGTTGTAGGAGCACCAGTAATATTATCTTGATCGTAGGCTACTCTTTTAAAACCAGAGCTTGTCGAGATAGATTTGTTGATCGCTGCTACAGCACCTAAGGTGTTGTAAGAGTAATCATCAGTCTGACCTCTCCAAAATTCACTCGCAACAATCTTAGTATCTGTTGCGTATTGTGTAAGGTTTGTTACCTTAATATGAGTCGCTTCATAGCCAAACTCAAAGTTCTCGGCTGTTCCTGCCGATTCCACCATAAATTGTATCTTCTGCATAATAATTACCTCCTTATGCTGCTAATGAACAACGACCACGAAGGAGCCAATTGTCATTAAGGATTCTACATGCATGGTAAGCTTTCCATCCTAGACTATGCTTTCTGTTTAGTCTATCGCTTGCACCGCCTGGGGCTGTATAGATTGTTTGGGCTGGCATGATGTTTCCGTTTCCGTCCATACCTTGCTCGTTAAATCCTTCCCCTTCCATGTCAACAACACCGTATGCATCTACACCAGTAGTGATAAAGTCATAGATATCATATCCACCACTTGTATCAACTGAACCTTTGGAGGTAAGACACCATCTGTTGTTATCAGTATATCCACGCTCGCCAATATAGAATTTTGACTGGTTAGGATACTGATTCTTTGGTACCCATGAAGATACTTTTTTTAAGTCTTTGTACAACTTAGTGTGTGCCATTGTACAATAACTTTCATCTAAAGGACTTGTTCCAAATTTATTTGTACCTTCAACTACTGGTGTGAACATCTCTGCATCAACATTAAGTAAGGTATCAATAATTTCGTCACCGTCTTCTTGGGTGTATTCTGTGATTGCATTACCGTTTCCACCGTATTGACATTGGTAAACGGAACCTGTCGCAACTAAAGCATCTAAGGTTAGAGTATCGAGAGTTCTACCCATTTGCTCACCCAAACGCTTGTTTGTTTGATTCAAAACAGGATCGCTAACAGTCATTTTAACCGCATCAGTAATTATAACAACGTCACCATACTCTTCAAGTATAGCATCCATACGTGTCACAACCATTGTTTGCCCGTCTGGATCTGTGGTCTCTGATAAAGCTGCTGTAGCTTCGTCTAATTCCTCAAAACGTCCAAAACGTATCTTAAAGCCATGCCCTTGTGGTAGACTTTTCTTCATGCCGAATTGCATATGTATCAACTTAGATACTGCTACATCTAAAAGCGATGGTGAATACCATACGCCTATTGCATCAGCAACTTCACCGGTACTTGTAATATTTCCCATTTAAAACCTCTTTTTGGTTTTACCCTCGACAAAACTTCTCTCGCAATGTAGCACGGTCTGACCTGCTCATATTCATGAATTTAGAGTTTTTACTAACTAAACCACTAGATGATAATGAGGATGGCGACTTTGGCTTATTAATGTTATCTAATGCCTTTTGAGCGTTAGGATGCATAGTCTTATTTGCCTTATCATTAATATAGCCTGGTGTTGCCATGCAAGCCTGTACTGCTGCCTCTAGGTCTCCTGACTTCTTTATTGCGTTAACTATTGCCGTGGGTACTTCGTTCTCATATTTTTCAACTATAGCAACATAATTAGGATACTTTAAAGATAGCGAATCTTTCCTAATCTGATCATTATGTTTGGCATAACCTTTTTCAATGTCTGCCTCAAATTCTTTTAGATCGTCATAAGTAGGTACGTCAGCACCGTCTTTACCAGTGAAAAAATTCTTCTCTTCAACCTTGGGCTGGGTGTTCTGTTGGCTATAAATCGTGTTCAACTGTATCTGTTGATTTGCTAACTGCTGATTCTTAGCTGCAATTTCCCCTTCGTATTTCTCACGCATACGACCTAAGTTGATTTCTGTAGAACTCTTTTCGCTGTTCTCTTCCTGGCTTATGTTACTGTTATCTTCTTGAACCGTAGCGACTGGCTCTACTGTAACGCCTTCACCTGTTTCACCTGTCATTTCATGACTCCTATTTGTAACGCGTTTCATACACTTGAATAGTCAAGGTATATAAGGGAGCGACTCCTAATAATTAATTACTTACCTAGGTCTGCTTGTTATTGGCATACCTAGTAACTTCTCTGTCTCATACAAGGATCTTCGTATTAGCGAATTTCCTTTTGTGTAACTCTTTGTCTGGTCTCTATCCTCTAGGGGTAGTATCCACTCTAGTTCTTTAACGCCTGCTGACATGATAAAATGCCATAGTTGGCAACCCATCATTCTGGTTTTAGGCTTGGTCTTTGCTGTGTACATGCGTGTTGCTATGTTTATCTTATTGCTAATCCTATCCTGCTTACCGTAGAACGCTACCCAAAATTCATTGATACTAAATTTCTTCCAGTACATTTCCGCAATCTTCTCAACACCATCTTTAGCCATCTTCTCGGCTTCTATTCTTGAAAGCTCTTCTACTTCTTTCTCTGCCGATGAACCCTTCTGTATTAATATTCCAACCATTATTTAACTGCCTTACATAAAGCCCATACTAATAATCCTAAACATGCAAAAATAAGAATAGCCTCAGGCATCCTTTACATCCTCTTCTTTGTCTTTAAGCACTAACGCATTTACCAACTCGGGGAACTTGTTAACAATCATTATAAACATGCTCTGTGCGTGTTCCCTGTCTATGTTCTTTGCTCCTTCAGATAATAAATCGTAGTCACATAAAAATTCTTGCCATTTGTCAATGCGTTCTTCGCTCAGGTTCTCATGTTCCATTAAATGCTCTGCCCAACGTACCCATTCTTCGTGGAGCAGTTCCGACATAAATTCAACTATCTCATCTGATTCTATTCTCTTGGTCTCTTCGCTCATTATCATTGTCCTTGGTTAGGCTGTGCTAAACTTGATAGCTGCCCCATTTGTTGTGCCTGTTCTGCGGGATCTTGCCCTTGCTTGTTCATCTGGTTAGTTGCCATCATATCTTCCTCGCTCTGCTTGCTAGTCTCTTTGACGTCTAGTTTAGCGTTCATCCTTGATTGTTCTTGCAATGTCATGATGAAGTCCATTACCTTGATCAACTGGTCTTGCTTCATGTTCTCGATTTCTTTTACCGATTTGATGTTATCTAACGTAGCTTTAGCATGATCCGCTTCACTGTTCGCAAGATGTTGGATAGCCAACGCCTGACGAGATACCGCAGTCTCACGCTGTTGCTCTGCCAGGGAAAGTTTGTGAACGATCTCGGCATTAATAAGTCTCTTATTAATTTCTTCTTGCTCTTGTACTCCTTTGGCTTGCTCTGCTTTTTGCTGTGCTTGCTGCTCATACGCCTCCCTTACATTTGTTATACCTGATATCGGCATCGTATCTATAACTACACTTGTGGGGAACTCTTCGCCGATTATTTGCTTCATCTGTAGTGCTTGGCTAAATGTATGCTCTCTTTGAGTATCTGTTAGATCTTGTCGCTTGACTACTGCATCATACTTGCCAAAATCCCTATCAAAAAACTCCTCGGTAGGATCCATATCTGTAATACGCTTTATCTTTTCGGCATCATAATTAACCTGAAACATCCTAAGCAATTTACGACCTACTAAAGTCATTGAGATATCAAGGTTATTATAATACTTTTGTGTTGTTATTGCTCCGCTAGAAGCTCGTTGCTGTCCTAGCTTTGCACTAATATCTGTGTTACCACCTTCAGCGACTCCTAGTGATTCTTCGTTTAAGCCAGGTAGCTGTAAGATATCCTTTCCTAGCTGCTCGGTCATATATGGCAAACCCTGGGGTAGGTCTCTGTGCGGTATCTGATGCACAGAGTTAATACTAGCACCCTTTTTAAGTACTAATACTTGACCAGTACCAGCTTTAAAGGCATCCTCGGCGTTCTTTAATGCCCCTTCTTCAACTAGCCATGATGAGTATAGCATTGATCTTAAGATATCATCTTGTTTGCTACGTACCTTATTGTAGTTGTCTTGGGGGTCTCTAGTAGGTCTTATAATGCCATGAAGTTTGTATTTGAAGTTCTCATATTGAGGCTTGTATACACCCAAGAAAGGTACGAAAGGATAATCGTCAATACCGCTAAGCTCATCGCCATAATATACTTGCTCCATGCCTACAAAAGAGGTATACTTAACGCTAGGCATGTTGACTTTTGTTTCCATTAAAAACATGTTAGAGGCTAGTTTACGCTGTAAATCCTCATCACTGCCTAACCATCGTTTAGCATCGCCATTGACTCTATCAATTACTATTGATGCCTTCTTGGTTGAGCGTGTCCACATTTCATCATAAGCATATATCTTTTGCCCTGAGTTATTACGCGACAAGCTCATATAATTAAATTTCTGGTCTGGTACGCCTGACTTAAACTCTTTGACCTTTATGCTTGGCTGTAATCCTTTAAGCTCTTCCTCGTTAACAAAGTTACGCCTAAGTATAAAACCGCAATCCTCAAGGTTTATTTGCGTAAATTTTGGATCTATCATTATGGTTTGAAAGGGATCACATCGTATTCTTGCATCGCCATTGACAATATCATCTTTGTAATCTATCCACATTGAACACAAGCCAAAACCTGTAATGAGTTCATCTTCAAAGCAATCCGTGAATACATTATAAAAGCTGCCGTTAGTAGCTGCTGAAGACATGAGCTTGTCAAAAATATCTGCTGTCTGCTCGTCACTGCCTTCTACTGCCTGAACCCCTAAACCTTTGCGGTTCATCATTTGATGGCCTAACATCAGATGCACGTTGCGCTGACAATAGTTATAGATGTATGCCTGCCTTCCCTCTTCAGATAGGTCGGATAGCTCGCTATCGGTAAATTGCCTGCCAAGATAATATTCGATGTCTGTGTTCATCTCAGTATGGCACGACTGCCAACTGTTGATCCCATAAGTATAGTAGTCGTTATAGTCTCTCTGTAGATCTAAGCTTGTAGGCATTACAACCCCTTGTTAAATTCAAACTTTATCTTTACTGATATCAAATATTACGTTTACGGTGCAACCTATTAAGTTCTACTATCTCCGATACACTACTATCATTGTTTGATGTCATTAGATCCTTTTCTACTACTATCGCTACATATCTATGTGTATCAGCCCCATGATTCCACTTGCTTTTGCGGGGGAAGTCTTTATATTCTTCCCGCTTGTCGTCCCACTCTTTTTGATAGTTCCTTAGGCAATCAAGCAAGCAATCCTTCTCGATGCCGTTTACCTTGTCTTTTGGTTTGGCACAATGTTGCTCATCGATGAATAGACGATGGAATAGTTTACGACCGTATTCTATACCTGTAAGTAGTCCTACATCGGGCACTATATTAACCGTCATACCCATGAGATCTTCAAATCTCTTTGCTCGACTTATACCACTGCCTAGCTCTCTTACCTTGCCGTCATGAGGGAACCATATGTCACCGTATATATAGGGCTTGTCTCTCATCTTTAGAGCATAGTACTCTAAGCCTCGATTGTGATTCTGGTAGTAGTCTATATAACGGATCTCACGACCGCACACTTGCCAAAATATTATAGCTGTAAAATCATTCATACCTAAGTCAAAGGTTACGTGTACTGGCATATCTTGTTCATAAGGTACAAACATAATGCGTTCTTCAAGCTCGAGTTTGTCTATCTCTCTACCATAGTACGATCCTGAAATTCCGCGAGAAAAATCACAATAATATTCTTGCCGAATATGGTCTATTTCTACCCCACGTTCCTTTTCACGCTCAATAAACTCTTCACTAACTACACCGGTTTCAATGCTTGTTTTAAGATCACAATACCATAATTTACTAGTTTTAGCGTACATGTAGAGTTCGTAAAAATGATTGTGCCCTCTAGGAGTACTAACAATAATTTGCACTGCTTTAGGGTTGGCTGCAAGTATAGGCTGAATATACTCATACGCCTTCTTTTCCTGTAATGCAAATTCTGAAAAGACGACCATCCTAGGATTGGTTCCCATTAGGCTGTCATAATTCTGAGAACCTATAATTTGAAATACAGAACCATTTCTCAATATTATTTTCATTTCCTGGGAATTAGTATGTGCTCTTAATTCAGGGGGAATATAATCGAGCATCTTAAAACCGTCATTTGTTATAGAATCCCAAATGACTTTTTTCCCTTGTGCATATGAAGGTAAAATATAAAAATAAACGCCAACATGACGTGCCATTTCTTTTGCCATATAATTTATTGCAAAGACATCCTTACCAGACCTTCGACCAAAAATTAACAATACATTCCTTATACCACTATCCAATGCTTCCATTGGAGGAATTTGATACCAACGAGGAGTAAATACAGGAAGTTTAATTTCTTTCAAATTTCCTCCAAAAAAACCTACGACCTGTTCTATCTAAAGAGATATATTCTTTTATTTGACAACTTGTAAAATCACCATCAAGTAATTTTCTAGCCACTTTGTGTTGCAATTTATTTTTAATAGAAAAATCAGTTATTCCCTCTTTAAGTTTACCTTTATGCATTGTCCTTGGCTTTCTACTGTTTTCGCCAACTGTTATCCATTGGCAGTTTTGAGGGCAATAAACACCATCATTATTGATACGATCTATAGACAATCCCTTTTTCCATCCTGAATCAATCGACCATTTGTAAAAAGATTCTAAAGAATTGCGCCAATCGTCACAAACAAAAATATCCCTACCACCATAACAGCGATAGAATTTATTGTTTTTATTATAACACCGATCAATCATTGCCTTGCGAATAGCTCGTAAAGGATGATTGGTTAGTCCGTGAGTTTTACGACCAATATTATTTTCTTTCATTCTTTTAGAATTAATTTCAAGACATAGACATCCACAACTCTGTGTTCTTCCTAAGATTAACACATTAGAACCTACCATCTTTTCTGTTCCACAATCACATCGGCAGAACCACATTGTAGACCTACCGCGATTAGGGGCTCTTTTTAGCACCAATAACCGATTAAATCTTTTACCTGTCAGATCAATTAAATTTCCCATACTTAATCTCCTTATAGATTAAAAGCGGGTGCGTGATAAGGCACACCAAAGACGATCAATCTTCCCCGCTAGATTTACTTTTTATTTTTGAATCACTATAATTAACGACTTTAACAATGACAGGTTCTTGTTGTTGTTTTTCGCCTGCTGCTTTCATTTCTTTTATGTTATTAAAGTGTTCTCTATCATAGTTTGCGAGGGTTGATCTAATAATACCAGCATCTAGACCCCCTTCTGCACCTGCTAGCTTCTCTCTTCTACTACCTATCTTGGTGCGTGCATAATTAACGGCACGCGAAAAAGTACTTATTTTATATAGTTTTTCTTTTTCTCTTAGTTCATAGAAAAGGTCATCCCCTCGATTGTGATTGCAACACCATTCCCGCAATACAAGACTATCATCTAAGTTTGACCATTGTATAAGATCCTTGGCTAGCTCCTCAATTTTATCTTTCGTGTAAATAACAGGTCTTCCAATGACTTTTTTTACCTTAGTTTTAGGTGCAGGCTTAGTCTTAGCCATAATATCCCCTTTATATATGGTTAGTAATACCTTGTTTTTAACACGTTGTGGTTTGTAGAGTCAATTATTAATTTATTTTGTAAACTTGTTGACTTAATACGTAAACCTGTTATACAATGATAATCATAAATAAATACTCAGCAAAAGGAGTTATTAAGATGAAAACAGAAAATATAACCAATAAAGGAGTAAAAATAATGGACGGAATTAGAGATAGAAATACAGAAAACCCTTATATGGAAATAAAGTGGTATCTAAGCGATATTTTAGAAGAATACGAAGATTTAACAAAAGATGAATGCATTGAGGTATTAGAACTCATGAAAGGATCACACGATTATGATAATGGTATAACGTGGGAAATTATAGATAATTGCGTGGAAATAGTTAAAACTAATAAAGAAGAGAGCAAAAATTGGTATTTTTCGTTTGGGGTTGATCATATTCCATACAACAAAAATTATGTTAAGATACATGGAACTTGTAACGAAACGAGGGATAAGATGTTTGAAAAGTTTGGTAAACGATGGTGTTTTCAATATCCAAACCTCAATGGTGAAAACTCGTTAAACGCTGATAAATGGGGTTTAACAGAGCTACTCATAGAGGAGATATAAGATGAAAATACAAATACAACACAAGAACGTATATGGTAATGATTGGTATTACCCAGTATGCGAGCAGGCGAAAATATTTGCCTCTATATCCAACAAAATAACGTTAACACTAGAGACACTAGAGCTAATTAAAATGTTAGGTTACGAGATAGAAGTAGTGCCAAGCGTAACAACACTTTAGAAAGAGGGCGATTGAGTTATAGACATCAATCGCCCTAAAAAAACAATGAAAAAAGTATAGTGAAAAGGTGTATGTGTACCTTTCCACAAAAGGAGTATAAGTATGTTAGACTTTTTTATATATGTCGGATTTACGGCAAGTGGTTTTTTACTCGGCTATTTTTATTTCAAAGCAATGGAGCTGAGGCAAAAGCACTCACATAGATAAACAATTAACCCTTGGAGATATAATTTACTAGCGTATGCTCTAGGTTGTTTAATATTTCTGAGGGTTCAATTCCTTCTTTTTTTTCAAGTTTAATACTTTCAATAATAGATTCAATACAAAGTCTCATAGTAGTATCAGTCATTTTGCTACCAATTAAACGACCACTTTCTACTAAAGCTCTTTCATGGGTAGTTAGCTTATTATCTTCAAGATAATAACAGGGTTCATATTCTTTGGTATGTTCCATATTGGAACTATCCACTTTTTCAAATGTTCCGAATTTAGCCATTGTTTAATTTCCTTTGTGTTGTAACGGATCATCTACTAGCAGCCAAGTCTTCCAATTATTTTTTTGTACATGAAGAAGTCGATATGGTTTTTTTACACCGACATTGTTAGGATCTTTCATCCAAAGCGAGCCAATAAGCTCAAAAGGTTTAAATTTTGATCTTTCGTTAAAGCTGTCTGGGTAGTCTGTTGTTGTTTTTTTATGGATAGGTTTTTTTGCTTTGGTATGCTTTGTTTGCTGTCTGTCGTAAGCTTCGATGGTAGCAGGTATGGCAACGTTTAGGATCTCGCTATTATGTGTAATTTCTACATAGCCAACAATATCGATATATCGCTCTACGCTACGATATTTTTCTATTCTGATACCAATACACAAAGTTGTTGAGTTACGAGCGTGTTCGTAAGCTAAACTAGTAATACGTCCATCTAACGACCTAAACCAATCGAATGCTATATTTGGAAAAGCTTTCATTTTACTACCTCGATATGAATAGGGTACTCAGCTTCAACAAGTTTTTTCTTCAGCAAAAAAACAGGGGTTTCAAAGCCTTTGCAATCGATATACCTTACAGAATTATCATTCTCAAATATAACGAAATCAACAACATAGCGTATGTTTCCAGTAAGATGAATGCTGACTTGGCGTAAAAAGTACTTTATGTCATTAGCTTTCTGTCTAATCTTAAGCTGTTGATAGTAACGACCTTCAAGCTTTGAATCAAAGCGAAAACCATCGATGACAATAGGCACGTTCTTGAATTTGGTAGTAGCCGTGCCAAACTTTTTAAACTTTTTAAACTTTTGAAATCTCATTAGACAATAGTTACCCCTGGAACTTTAGCATATAGTTCTAGGGCATCACAAACGGCTTTCATAAATCTTTCTCCGTCATCTTTATCAAATTCAACAGTTTTGCACCATTCTTGAGTATCTTTATCTTTAAACGAGGGCAAGGTAACAAACCAGCCTGAAGACTTCCCTTTGATGACAGAGAGATTGTTTATGGTCATATGCCATTGCGGGATGTATATGCCAAAGGAGGCAATCCTAGCCCCTCCATCGTCGTTTTTGTGATAATACGTAATTTTCATGTTATTCCTCTCTCCGTGAATAATACGAAATATCGGCTTCACACCAGAATTTTTTACCGCAATGCTCGCAATCTATTTCGTTATTGCCTAACGTAATAGATCCATCGTCATAACCTGCACGACAATACCTGTAGCAGTGAGGGCAAAAAGGTATAAGCGTACCACTTGCTTCGCCATCGTGTTCGAAATGAAATATCTTCTCTTCGTCTTCTTCTTCTTGCATGTTTACTCAACTGTTTTAAAAATATTTAGCAAAGCTTCTAGTGCTTTTTTAACTTTTTTCTCTCTGTCATCAACGTCATCGTCAACGTTATTGATACAAATGGTACTTGTAAAAAATTCACTAGCCGTTTTAGGATCATAGGTCAAATCATCATTTTCCATTTTATCAAGTAAACTCTTTATGATAGTAGAATATAGATACTGTCTTTCTTTTTCGATATTAACTTTATCTAGTCCTTCAACTAGCAATGTTATTAAAGCTGATATAATTGAATTAAACCTATAATTACCTTCACCTAAAAGAAAAGTTCTTACTTCTTTAATGCATTTACTAGCTTCTCTTACTTCCTTAGAATCTTTCCACTGTTTTTCCACTGTTTTTGCTCCTGTTTTAAAATAGCCGTAATGGCTGTTTGCTGCCTTATTTTGAGGCTTTAATTATTACCCATGTACTTTCATGGATTAGGCGTTATCTTTCAAATTTGAGGATTTAATTAGCCTTCCTTCCCCCTTTTGAATAACATCAATCTTTAAACAATTGTTGCGAAACAAATAAACATATCCCCCAGACAAAGACAACGTAAAGGAAGCCGCCTAGGAGACAAAACAGCATGGTTATTATCCTTTCGTGATCGTTGGAACATGTATAATTGAAAGACTTCGGTAATATTTGCCTTTCTTTGCAAGCTTTACAAGCAAGACTCTTGCCTTCCTAGCTGCTGCTTTATTTCCACTCATGGACTTATGTATATTTTTCCTGATATCGGCAAGTAAAATGATAATATCGTTTACTAAATCTACAAATTTATCTTCTCTAGTGTATTCTTTCTTAATCATTTGTTTATCCTCTCGTTAACATTAATGCAATACATGTTACATTAAAGTTATATATACGTCAATGCTTTTTAATCAAGCAGCATATTCTTTTGATGCTTCAATCTTATCATTCAACCACTTTTTGAAGGCTTCTGGTGGTGCGTTATAATAAATCTCATCAATGAAAGAGCCAGCTTCTATTTTAGCGTACTTATCCAACGCTTTTACATGTAAGTTATTTTTAGATAGCTCTTTAGCATATTCTTTATTCATTCTAGTGTTATCATTTTCAGGCTTTATCGTAAGATTATTTAATATATTGCGAATATAACCCCCTGCTTCTCTAGGAATTGGTACTTTTACATCGTTTTTAGACTTAGCTACTTGTTCCCAGTACACAATAACTGATTCTTTTACTCGAGAGACTCCAAACTCTTTTATCCATGCTGACACGGATGAAGGATCAAGACTTTTCCCTTCCTCTGGAACAAGCTTGATAAGAGTACGATAGTATTTTTTTTCTTCTGATGTTTCAAGAAAGTCTATTGGATTCTTAATCTTCTTTTTCTGTGAGGGCATTGACTGAGGCTTTGCCTCTTCATTGACTTTATAAATATTTGTAGTAATAGATGTAGTATTCTTTGTATACGTCCCCCCCTGGGTGTCCTCCCCCTCGGACTTGCACGTCCTGGCGCTAGGACTTGCACGTCCATAGGTAGGGATTTTTTGAATGTTCCTTATTGATTCTGGAATAATCTCAATGAACTGAACGTTAGAGGCTACGATTCCATCACCATATGAAATAGTACGAAAATGTCGTTTTATGAACCCTTTTTTCTCTAAAAAGCGTAACGCATCCTTTACTTGTTTTTCTGAAAAACCAAATTTTTCAGCTAATTTTTTTGTAGACCTTTGAAGAAAATCTGCCTTAAATTTGTTTTTTACTTTGACTACAAGTCCTGTCTCTTCATCTTCTATTTCAGTTGGTGTATACCAATATCTAATCTCACTTAATAACATTACTGCTACAAAATATGGCTTACCGTTATCGAATGTTATAGCTTGCAACCAATGAGAGGGAATTACATTTCCTGTCACACTGATTTCTCCTATTGCAGTAACTTCAGAAGTTAATTGATATGATGTCATAGTAAACTTTCCTTTATAATGCTAGTAGTTAATATTTTAACTACGTTTTTTGTTGAAGGAAAATCAAAGATAGGCTAAAGTCTGAGACTTCATTTAGTTTTTCAAATAACATATTGTGCTGATTACACAGATATGTTAGTCTATCTTTGATTGTTGTTTTTTGTTGGTATTGAGCATAGACTTGATAAGTTATTTGGTTCAAGTAATACTTGGATTGAAATAGCAAAAAAATACATAGCCCCTAGAGACCAGCTCTTTAGGGGCTTCTTCATTTTAACAACTACTTAATTTCATAAAAGCTGCTTGCCATCAAAAGCTTGATACAGCAAGATAAATTTGATCTCATACGGATCCCATACGATATAGTTGAAAGCCTAGATTAAAGACCTCTAGGCTTTCTTTTAAACTCTCTTTTTCGCATATCCTCTAAAAAGTTTTGATCTCTAATATATTTTTCTGGATTTTCAATGAAAGAAGCTTCGTGCATTATGGCATATTCTCTTGCTTCCTTTTTAGACGTAAAAGACTTAGAAAACCAAGGGCACCCTACTCTTCTAAATTGCACTCGCCATGTTATAGATCCATTTCTTAAATATCTAGCTGCTACTGTAGCCATCTTATACCTCCTTACATTACCGCACATGATTCAGTTGTTTTTAATGAACCCTTGCCCTGGAAAGCCCATTGCAATAACTCGATGTTACGCATGACTTGGCATACCTTTTGATCAATAAAAGGCAACGTAATAAAATCAGCCATGCCAGCTTTAATGCATGCATCTTTATCTTTTGCTAATGTGCTAAAGCCGATGGTTGGTAATACACGTAATGACTTTGTTTTATTAAACTCTCGGCAAGCTTCAAATATTTCAACACCACTCTTAAATAACATGTTATAATTGATAAAAGCACACATGTAATCATCTTGATGCGCTGGTAGATAATCCATTACTTGCTCACCAGTATAAAATGGTATTACGCTGTTTTGTCTCGATGTGTCGATGATCATTTTCGGATACTTTTTGTTAATTATTAACGCAAGCTCTCTAATTCTCATAAAATCATCATCAGCAATAAATATTCATGAAGCTGGTGGTATCGGTATTTCCGCTCTTTTACAGTCTACATCATCAAACGTAAAAACTCTTGGTACTGTTGTACTAGCCATTTTTTACTCCCATAATCTTTAAAAGAAAATTTGCATCGTTTTTAGTATCATTATCTGTCTCGTCATCACTTAGAGCCAATTTACACATTTCCTCTAATATTTTAGGGCGATCTTGTCTAGGAACTTTCTTAAAGTTTATAAAATCCTCACTCATCGTCAACCTCTGGTGGCGTGGGTAATGGTCTCCAATAGGTTGCTTCATCATCACACCCTATAAATGTTTTACTGCTTACAAACATCGCACCGCATCCCCTATTCCACGATGAACAATACTCACTCATTACGTACTTTTTAGTATTTAAAAAAACCAATACTAGTTCACCTTTTTTTGGCAACTGATCTTCTACTGATATCCACTCACTCATCGTCTACCTCTTTATTTCTTGTCTGACATGCTATTTTTTCTACGCTAGGAACTATTTGATCTATCATCCCATGCAAGATAGGTGTTCTTATTCTATTACTAACGGAACAGCTAGCTAAAGCACCAATTAAAGTATAAATAATATCAAATTTAGATGCATATTTATTAAGCTCTTCATCGTCGATTAAATTTATTATACTAATTCCCATTTTATCTAAAAGTTTACTTTGTTTATCCATTACTAACCCTCTACGTTTTTTGTTTTAAATTCTTGTCTTTTGATCTCTTCAAGTACCTTCTTCATACCGTCCGACACAAAGCCTTCTAGGGCTTTTCTACCATCACGAGTAGATAAATTCACCGCTTCACCGTAAGGCTTACAGGTAGTGCCTAAAATAAGCCCAAAGGCAAACGCTGCCTCTTCAGGTGTTACGCCACTGTCGTTCAGCACATTTATTATATCTTCTCTTAATTTTGCTACTGAAGCTCGTCTGTCTATTTCCATTTTACACCTCTTTGTTTTCCTTTATAAATCAGATATTTCTATTTTATACGAACTATTTTTGTTATATAATTTAAGCAACATTTCTAAAAACTGAAATCTATTGTAACACCTAACTAACAAAGTAGGGTGTTCTTTTATTTGTTTATAAAATTTATTCCATTGAATCTTTTTACTACCAATAAAATCTAAAAAGGCTAAAATAAAAGTATCTAACAAAAAAGAAGAAAAACCATCTAAATCTCTACTATCACAGAATTCAATAAAATTTTTATATTTATAAATTCTATCTTCAACATTTTCTATATCAAAATCAAAACAAAAATCACCCTGCATAAATGTATCTTTATATTTTTTAGCTCTATATTTGAATCCTAAAAAAATAAAAGTTTTAATTAGTGTAAGTGAATGTTTATCTATAAACTCCTTCAATGCTATATAATTTTTATCCTTGATACATTCAATATAGAAATTTAAATAATCTTCTGTCTTCCAATTTTTCCTATTTGTGTTTAATTGCCAAACCGCCCTTAGCTCTGTATCTTCTATAATTCTATAAAAAACTGGTATGTCAAGATTTTTACAAGCTTCTAACCTATGTTGACCATCCAATACTAAAAAATCTCTATCAATTAAAATAGGGTTTAAATGTAAAAGATTTTTATCTGTAATAGATTTTTTTAGTGCTTGAAGATGGTTTTTATTTATTTTTCTATTTCCTTCTATCAAACTAAATTTATTATAATCTGTTGTTTTCTCTAAATATTCCATGTTATAATCCCTTTAAGTGTTTAATGTTAACGCACTTATTGTTTCCACAAGAATGCGATATTTTCGATTCATCTGTTATTTCTTTACCGCTATATATCCATAAAAACCTTCTTACAGACATTTTTTTAGATAAAAAAGAAATCATTGGAGTAATCCCTTTTTCACAATAGCCCTCCCACTCTAAACATTCGCCGTTTGGCTTTACTTTATTCAATATATTTAAATAACATCTTTCCTTAGCTTCTTGTAAATCTCTCTTGCAGCAATTAGGACTTGTACTGTTTCTAGGAATACACCCACACGAAAGGTTTTCTTTATCCCTTCTCTCTGAAAGAATTTTCCTACTTAATATAATTCTATTGCCACAATCACATTTGCAAATCCAATGGCTTCTTTTTTTTTGACCTTTAACTGCTTGAGTATGAGAAAATTTTTCTACAACTAAGTTTCCATATCTATTACCAGTAATATCTTTATAATTTTTTGGAATTTTCATATATTCTTAACCCAATATTATTTTACATCGTTGTTTTTTACCCACAAAGCATAAGCTTCTTTTTTTGTTGTCGGTAAATTTTCAGGTTTTACCCATGTTTTAAAGTAGTCATCCATTAATAATCTAATCTCCGTTATCAATCCGCTGTATGTTTCTTTGTCTGTAAAAGATATTACAGAATACCTAATAAACTTCTTATCGTCACAATCCCAACCTCTTTTATCGGGGAAAAATACATAAGAGCTTGAGTTCTTTCTTATATATTTAATTCCTCTAATATCTAATCCTATGCTCTTTATATAGATATGCAATGTCCCCTGAGTGGCATGTTTGCTACTATACTCTGGGTAAAAATCAACTAGCTCAAAATCTAAATTCATACTTACCTCTTTTGATACTTGTTATTACTGTTATTAACCTCGCCTAGCATATCCATTGTGCCAGGTAGCGGAAAGTAATGCTCTAATGCTCGCCTGGTAATTTCAGATACAGATATCGGGTATCCTTCTGCTTCCGATAGTTCGATACACTTATGGATAAGAAAATCGAAATATTTCTGTTCTACTGATACTACTAATTGTTTTCGATTTTTAAAAGGCCTTCTCATGCTTGCACCTTTTTATTATATGCTTCTACTAGTTTTAATCTGTCAAGGCAAGAATCGGCTACTAGATTAATAGCTTTTACCTCACCATTAGTCACTTCCTCTATCCTAAGAGCTAACGGTATGCTTGTTAGCTTACGTTTTGAGGAAATATTATTTATAGTCATTCTGGTTACTCCGCAAAACTCTCCAAAACGTTGCTTTGAGATACCGTAAAACTTTAAATATTCTTCAACTTCCATAAAAAGCCTCCTTAAAAATTATTAAAAATGTATTGTGCTAAAATTAGTCATTAATGTAAAGTTGTTTTCATAAAGAATAACCAGGATATACAAATGGAAAGCATAAGAGAACAGTTTACCAGAGTTACAAGTATATTTTCTCCATACGTTAGCTTCGATCACATAAACCCTGTGACACTACATAACGCATGCGAGAGAGGTACAAGAGTGCATTTACTGTGTGAGTTACATATGCTAGACGAATACTTCCCCGAGCCTGACGAAAGCCTATTAGGCTACCTAAACAGTTTTCGTGGCTGGTACGATAAAATGGTAGATAAATTGATAAGCACAGAGCAACGAATATATAATGACGAGCTAATGCTAACAGGAGCGATTGACATAGTATGTGCGATTCGTGGATCAACTACCCCTGTTATCATTGATATAAAAACACCAGCAACAGAAAGCAAGACATTTAGGTTGCAATTAGCCGCTTACAAATATCTATATAACCATGATAAAAGCACTGCCATTGCTGCCGAAAGAAGAATAGCTCTCATGCTGAAAAAGGATGGAAAACCACCGAAAGTATGCGAGTATACTAGCGATAATGACTTGGATTTATATTTAGGAATTCTCAAAGCACATAGGTTTTTCAATGCGTAATATAGATGAGCAATACGAACGCTATACGGATAGATTGCACGATGATATTAATAGTCCAAAGACTATAAAGTGTGACCAATGCGGAAAAAATTTTCATGATGATGAATTATGGGGTAGTTACTTAGATAAGAATAAAAACTTTTGTTCAAAAAAATGTATTGGAGATTTGACAGAAGGTATACAGGCGAGAAAGGAGGAAGAAGATGTTTAACTTTTTATTATGGACGTGGGAATTTTTAGTAATTCTAACGGTAGTAGCATGTTTTTTTTTAAATATTATTAACATGAGAGGAATGTATATATGATAGATTATGATTATATTTTTGATAAAATGGATGTTGCAGAAGCAAATTGTGATAAAGATACAGGTGAGGTAATTGAAAAACATGAACCAACCAAAAATACGTTAGAAGAAGTGCTAGAACAAAAAGCAGCAGTACGCTCTTTTTATGAAGGTATGGAATACGACGAAAAACAAAAACAAGCATTAAAAGAATTAGCACCAATAAAAGATAACGGCATAATTATTGCTGTAAAACCCGATGTATTTAATCTTACTCTCGCTAAGTCAAAGCTCGATGGCGATAATGTTGGCGAGCTTGTTGCCAAGGCTGAAGCGTTTATTATCGAAACCGACGAAGATGCCAATTACGGTACAAGTATCGCAATGCAGTCACGCAAGATGGGCAATTCTATTGAAAAGGCTAGAAAAGCTATTGTTGCCCCTCACATATCGTTTCAAAAAGCTGTTAAGCAGTACGCTGACGAATTTACAAAATGTCTTAAGGATATTGAGACTTCTATTACAAAAAAGATAGGAACACATAACAAAATTAAAGAAGATATTCTAAGAAAAGAATTTGAAGCTAAACAAAAACTTGAGAGAGAAAGAGTAGCAAAAGAAAATGAAAGAATAGCTAAAGAGAATGCATTGAAAAAGGTAGAAGCTATTAAAAATAACAAAGAAGTAGAAGAAATAAAAGAGGTAGTGATCCCTGAAAAAGAGGTGTTTGTGACACCACCTAAAAAGATTTCTACCGAAGATGGTTCAATGGTTACTATAGTTGAATGGGTTTATGCTATAGAAGATAATAAAATTATCCCACTAGAATATATGCAAGTTAACGAGAAGGCCATTAAAGAAGCTGTCAAAGCCGGAGTAAGAATTATCCCCGGAGTAAAAATTTATGAAGAACGTAAAGAGAGATTTAGGGTAAAATAGTTAATTAAATTAAAGGAGAAAAACAATGAGTGAAGAAAGCAAAGAAATTATAGTTAGAGAAGAAAAATTACCTACACTAGGAACGGGTAGTTATTTACCAATGGGTGAGGAGGCAAAGATGCTCAGCCAATGGGCTAAGTATGTAGCTACATCACCTTACTACAAAAATATGGGCGGAGAGGCTGCAATTGTTTCTATCTGGTTAACAGCCAGAGAATTAGGAATTCCAATTATGAGCGCGTTGAATGGAAATGTATATTTTGTTCAAGGAAAAATCATGCTCGCTGCCTCCTGTATGTCGATGCTTATAAGAAAAGCAGGTCATAGCATTCAAAAAATAGTACATAGTGATGAAGTATGCCAATTACGTGGAAAACGAAAAGACAACAGTGATACTGCTGAATCAATATTTACAATACAACATGCAAAAAAAGCTGGATTAGTGAAAGCAGGTGGGATTTGGGAAAAGTATCCTGCCAGGATGCTTTTTAATCGTTGTTTATCAAACCTAGCAAAAGATCTCTTTTCTGACTGCATAGGATCAGCATATGTCGAGGGTGAAATTATCGAAGATGCTGATTTTGAGATGGTTAAAAAAGAACCTGAGAAAATAGATAAAGAAACACAAAAATTTATCGATGATTTTAATCTATCAGACATAAATAGTGATGGTTCACGCTTTATTGCTAGTATCGAAAGTAGTCTTAATCAAGATAGAGACCTAACCATCAAGCAATGTTCTCGTGACAGTGTTAATTTTCAAACAAACCTTGAGCGTTTCATCGAAAAGACTATACTTAAAGAGCATAGTATGACTTTAGAAGAAGAAGTACTCAATAAGAAGAAATAATATGTAGTGGTGAATGTTAAACGGTAATGTTCACCACGCTATTTGTCACTTTATAGGAGAACTATATGCAAGGATTTGACACTTTTAACGAGAACTTTATGAACGAGAACTTTATGAACGTATTTGACACTTTACCTGACGAAAATCATAAGCCGATTCTTAAAATATCGTTGCTTATAGAAAAAACAGCGTTCTTTGATACAGTTTTTATGAGTAATGAGGAAGTTGTGGAGTTTGCAAAGAAATATCTACCGCAATATTACGATAGCATTAAAGCAAAGGTTACTTCTCAGGAGAATCTCCACTAATATCTATATGAACATTCTGCCCTGTTGAAGCTTCAACACTAACTTCGATTATACCTTCAATAAATTCTTCTGCAACATTATCAGCTGGTAGTGCTTGATATGCTTTTGTAAGTGTTCTCATTTGAGCACAACCAGCTAATAGCACTAAAAACAATAACAAGCTAAGTGTTCTCATTTCTTACCTCGCCTTTTTATACTGTGAACTATCTTTTTTACCACGCCTTCTTTAACAACGTATGCTTTAGGCTCTCTACCTTCATTGTAAATATCACGCCTAAACTTCCCTACTATTTCAATGATTTCATTGTCATCGACAGAGTTTTTAATAGTATTTTTTATCTCAGATAATTTTATTTTTTGCGAATTATAAAATTCCCTCATCCTATTTAATTCATCAAGATCATTTAACAAAAGAACTTCCAATAAATCAACTTGATCAAACATGTTCATTATATGAAAGTTTGACTCTAAATTTTCTATAATTTCTTTTTTATCCATGACTTAGCTCTCCTTATACATTAAATTGCGATGAAATAAATATTGAAACAGAATCACCTAATTCAAGAACACCATTTTGTATAGGACCGACATTAGTATTCTGCCAAATTCTCATCCTATTTTCTAATAAAGGATATACGAGTATTAAACTAGTTGCATCACCCGCACTATTATCCGTATAGTGACCGCATGGTTCATAGAATGGACCTACTGGACTATTTCCTCTAAATGGTATAGCCATCTCAGCCGTAACAGCTCCTACTCCCGCAGTACTGCAATCGTCAAAGTAATATTTAAGAGTATATTCACCATTAAAAGGATCAATTGTATATCTTGGATAATTACTTGTAAAAGCGGGAGCTGTACCAGCATTATCCCTCCAATATTTCCCAGTAGCAGCAGTAAACTGACTTACACTAACAATAAAATATCTAAACTGTTGAAATTGACCTATTCCATCTTGACTATCTAATGCTGATACTGTCCAGTCATCTGAGGCACTCATCGTCATTCTAAAAGAACCAACAACAACACATGGGTTAGATTCATAATCTGCTTCTGTTAAATTATCAAAGCTAAATAAAGAATATTCAACATCTGCAACGGCATCATCTGGCGCACCTATATATGCAGCAGCAGGAGATACTTTTAGAGATGGCACTCTTCCAATCATAAAAGCAATTGCAGTTTCAGCATCATTTGTTACAGCATAAATAAAAAATGGGATTGCATCAGCATGTGATATAGAAGTTGTTAAGCCAAAGAGGTTTGAAATAATTTCACTAGCACCAGTATCATCAATAAACCCCTGGTCTGCTGTAATAGTATACTTTTTAAGCTGTCCAGGAGATGACTTATCTTGCATTATTACATAACCAGGATTTGCAGCACTTAAAGCCGTTCCGTCTGCTCCTGTTACAGATAAGACACTACCAGTATATGTAATACCAAGGTTAGAGACCCAGCCACCAATAACACCCACAGCAAAAGCACCGTCAAAAGCTATAGCACTTAGTGTAGTAGCTGTAGCAGCAGCAGGAGTTGTTCCGCCAATGATAGTACCATCTATAGCACCACCATCTATGTTAACACTATCTGCATCTTGAGTAGCAATAGTTCCAAGACCTAAAGACGTTCTTGCAGTAGCACCAGTTTCAGCAACCCAGTTAACTCCATCACCAACAATAAAATTACTATCTGTTACGGCTAGTGCTGATATATCTGTTAACCCTGCATCAGAGGCTTGATATGATCCTGTAGTAGGAGTCAGATCTATATCGGCATCTGCCATGGTAATAGTTCTTGTATTAGCAGTAGTAATCCCTGAAGCTTGGAAAGCTATCTCTTTAGTATCATCACCATCATCATATATTATAAATGTACTATCTGGAAATTCTGTTCCTATTGCTGTTGATGATCCTGCTACCGTATTAGGAAACTGACCACGAATATCATCACTTGTTCCACCTACATCTAAATCCCATGTAGTATCGTTATCATTTTCTATGACTAAGCGATAGATAAGAAATCCTGTTCCCTTAAAGACTTCTGGAATACTGTAGTTGATATATTTCTTCTTATCTTCTCTAGCTTTATTATAATCTTTTTCAGAACCACTAGGCAAGTTACAATATATTTTACAGTCACCAGTATCTTCACTAACGCATCCCCAGAAAACAATAGCATATGCCTTATCTTTTAAGACTACTCCTGCAGAATCTTTCAATAAGTCTGCAATGTTAGTTATCCTTCTATATTTTGTATCAGGATCGTTAACACAATATATTACTGAGGGATCTGCAATAAGAGGAAATACATGCTCATGAAGCTGTAAGACTTGACCTGCTGTATTAGAAAAGCCAATTGTTCCTGTGCCTGTACCTGAAAATGTAGGGGCTACACCTGATTGCCATGTTGCATGTTGACCTCGTATCCAGTTATTTATATGTCCTATATGACCGACATTTTCATGTGCTGCAATATGGTTTTGGCGAGAATGTAGCTTATATGCCGCATCTGTACCTAGTGAAGCAGCACTCTGACATAATATTGTTGCGATAGGTGAATGACCAGTAGCAGGAAAGCCAACTATACTAGAAGTTAATGTCTTATTGCTTCCCAATAAATAAACGTAATTTAAGACAGGCACTTCGTCTGTTCCTGCCGTCAAAGTTACCGTATCAGCAGGAGTTGTATCGTAATGCCAGTATCCCCTTCCTGTTATGAGCGTTAAGTTACCGCCACCGTCTTTCTCTACAGAAGCAGTTATAACACCACCAGCCTCTGCTACTGTAATATCTGCCAATTCTATGAAAGAACCGTTCCAACCATGAATACTTGTACCCAAAGAATCGGAATTGTCATAGTCAAAAGTTCCTGTAATAGAACTACCTTTTAAGAAGTCTAATACTCCCATATACACTGTTCCTGCACCTGTACCGTCGATTGCTGTAGTATTAGTAGTATTAAAAGTTATTCTTGTTAAATATAAATCTGCTGTGGTGTTGTAAGATAATGGTATATTAGCACCAGTATTGAAATAGCTACTTTCAATATATCCTGCTGCACCCACAGTAAATTCTAAGTTATTATTAAATTCGCATACTTTAAATTTATGTGTGCTAGAACCGCTTAATGTTATTGGGCAAACGAAAGTTGCATCTGTAGCTTCAATCTCCCCTGCTACAATCATTGTATTTCCTGAGCCAATACCTAAAGTAGAATTTTCAGCTATGAGACTGATATCTCCTGTGTTATTCAAGAAACCATCGTTTGTACCTGAACAATGAACATTTTCAGTATATACATCACCACTTCCCCAGTTAGGAAGGTTTAGCGTATAGCCGTTTGTGCAGATTGATATAATATCTTTTAAGACGATTGTTGCTGTTCCTGCTACAGCAGAGCTAAACGCATGAGTAGTACTTAATAATGTTACGTTCTTAACCGTAACCGTTCCTGCTGCTGGTGGTATATGAGTACCTGTTATAACAACCTGTCTACTATCTCCACCTTTTATTTTAACAGTAGTATAAAGAGTTAAATTCTCAGTGTAAGCCCCAGGTCTTACATACACTACTGCACTTCCACCCGCTGCATTAGCTGCATTAATAGCACTCTGTATTGTAGTATACCCAGTTTCCCCTGCTACCGAATCAACAACATATTTGGTATCATCCGCTAAGTTTTTAACGGTTACTGACGAAGCAGCACCACTAGTAGCAATACTATTTCCACCAACAACATTTAGAAGACCTGACTCATCAGGTACAGCATTACCAGAATCAGTAATAAAAGTTGCACCTGTGGTTTTAAATAGTTTTTCCCACGCTGCAATAAAAATGTAAACAGTATCCTCATCTTCAACCTCAGTAAACATGCCTTCATCTGCTGCCCTAGCAACCCAGGTTGCACCATCAAACTCACATATAGAATTAAAAGCTGCACCATCCCAATCGGCATGTACAACACCTCCACCAGCATCATAAATAATATATCTATTTCCTAGTACTTCTGTAGGAGGAACAAGGTTGCCATCAGTTCTTGAAAGTACACTGTCTTGTCCATCACCTAGATGATTAGCTCCAATTTTTACCCATGTAGCTACGCCACCAGTAATATCACTCAACATCCAAGTTTCACCAGCTACCGAATCAACGCAGACCGTAGGCACTGTATATGTATTATCTGTTGTTCTAGGTGGTCGTGCCAAGGTTATATATGTTACTCCATTAATAACACTTGAAAGAAGACCCCAAGCAGTACCATCATAAATATAAAAATCACTTGCAGCATTATCGTAAACAATTTTACCCTGAACAGGAGTATATATAACCCAACCACAAGCACCATATACTACAATATCATCATTAGTGGCACTAACTGCCGTCCACCCTGCATCTACTGGTAAACTCTCATCGAGAATATAAGAGTCACCAGCAACAGGCGCACCAGGTGGTGCAGTGTCAGCAGCATAAAAATCATCAACATGAGTTGGTGAATTTGCATCACCAAGATCTAACCATGTAGCAGCTCCACCACTATTCGCAATAAGTAAAAATCCTGTATTAGAAACTGTATTTATCCATAATGTAGGTATTCTAAAACCTACATCAGCAGCAGTAGGATCTCTTGTCTCATAATGTGTTTTTATTCCAATTGTTGTTAGTATATTTTGGTAAACATCAACGTCATGCTGTGGCATCTAATAACTCCTTAAACATGAGGATAATTTAAAAATTCTCTTTTGTAATATTTACCGCCAGTAGTGTAAGCAGCATAACCAGTGCTATCAATATCAGTTGTAGTAACGTTAGCTTCTTGTAATGAGAATGTGTTGGCATTTAATTTTGTTACATGAAATGTTGCAGAACCATAACCATCATCATTAAGCTCTACCATACCACCAACTGCCATAGAATCTATTTCTATAAAATCGCCAGTAACAAGATCATGCCCAACACTAGTTACAACACATATAGCAGCTACCGAAGCACCTGTTATTGCAGTACCAGCAGCAGTATCTCTTGTATGAATATAATCTTTTTTAGAATTTGCAAAAGTAGTAGCTACAGGATTTCCTGCAGCATCATAGTCAAAATATATTATTTTCCATTTTGGTTCATTTTGAGCAGCATCAGGTATAGCATAAGAAAGTATCTTAATATTTGCTGTTCCAAACTTATTAGCGATCATTTTATCATCATTAGAAGTATGGGGAATAATATTACCCATAGGATCTACTAACTGAATTGGTCTAAAATTAGACATAACACCCTCATCTCTATTGATTAATTATAGCTTCAATCGTATCATGTAATAAAACAATTTGAAAATCAACCTATATATTTAGGAGATATTATGGTAGAAGAAACTGAAAAAACAGAAATTGAAAAATTACAAGAAAATATTGAGACTCTTAAACAATTAATTCCACCACAAAAAAGTATATCTAATCTTGTTGAACTATCAATATACTTAGAAGGTATGAAATTTATATTTTTAGTGCCTAATAATGCTCCTTTTGATTTAGCACACAAAGCTTTATCTAAATTGTCAGCATTGATAACACTACAAGAAGAACAAGCTGAAAAAGTAGCAGTTATGCAAAAACGTGTAGAAGAAACGAAAGAAGAACCTGTGGTTGCAGTTACCGAACCAGAACCAGAACCAGAATAAATAATTTCTCGTTAAAATGGATAACCGCTGGCTAAGATGATCTCTTGCCAGCGGCGTTTTATTTTAAAAGTACAGCTGTTTTACATTACGTAAATCCTTAAGCCACAGTTCCTCCGTTATTCCCTGTCACGATCCAGCCCGCAACACCAGCATCATAATACATCTGACAACCAAGACCTAAAGGGTTGGCACTAAACGTTATCTGAGTTCCACCAATCATACTAGCAGGAGTAATCTTAACAGAATCTCCACCATTACCAACGGCAACGACCGCAAAGATCTTAATTTGACCGTCTACGCCATTTGCTAAAGTTACCACATCCAAGTCAACATCTCCGTTTGTTGTAATCTCTGTAACTACAGTAAGAAGCGAAGCTGCAGTACCACCACCACTAACTGCTGTAATCGCATCAGGTGTAAAGATCGCTTTACCAACATGAACAATACCTCCGCTTCCGCTATTTATAGTCGTCGTGCTTGTTGTGTTAGTTGTACCGATTGTAACAGTATTGGCTACTGCTCCGTCGGCAATATGCACTACTTTCGCTGCTGTTGCTCCTGTGGCAATATTTACGGTAGTAGCTCCCTCGCCAGTACCTACGCCTATAATATTTATTCCTGAAGAGTCTCCAAGAGTCATTGTACCAGTTTGAGCTGTTCCACCTATTGTGATAGTACCACTTGTTGTAGTCGCACCTATGGTATATGTAGTAGTTGCAGCACCATCCAAGGTATAGTTTCCAGTACCAGCGTACATTGTAAGAGCAGCAGCTCCCGAAGCTGAACCGATCGTAACTAGGTTAGCAACCGCACCATCGGCAATATGGACTACTTTTGCAGCCGTTGCCCCTGTGGCAATATTTACGGTAGTAGCTCCCTCGCCAGTACCTACGCCTATAATATTGATACCGTCGGAATCTCCAAACGTCATTGTACCTGTTTGTGCTGTACCACCGATATCAATTGTACCTGTAGTTGTTGAAGCACCGATATTATATGTCGAGGAAGCGACACCATCAAGTGTGAAATGACCTGTACCAACTAACATTGCAATAGCTGAAGTACCTGTGCTATTACCTAAAGTTAAGGTTTGAGCAATTGCGTTAGCAGCAACATTAATACCACCAGTACCACCGACTACATCTACAGAAGCAGCACCATTAGCAGAACCAATAGTTAAAGCTCTTTCACCATCTGTGGCAATATTAACGGCTTGGTCGATATCATCATCACCGATGTTGATAGCAGCAGCAGACGAATTAATATCAACTGTTCCCGCAGCATCAAGAGTAATCTTATCACCACCAACAAGGACGATATCGCCTGTTCCAGTAGATGTTAAAGTGATATGTCCCGTGCCCGAATTAATTGCAACGGAGGTTGTTGTAGTAATATTACCAAACGTTAATGCCCTTGCAGCAGCGCCAGTACCACAATTAATCGCACCAGTACCAGCATCCGCACCTAAACTTAATGCAACCGCACCAGTAACGATTGTAGCACTAGCACCAAGAGTAGCTAAACCAGTAGAAGATAGATCAGCAAAAGCACCATCACCAGGCGTTCCACTTCCGATTGTAGGAGGTGCAGCTAATACACCAGCAACTTTTAGAGGTGTCATTGCTGTATCGTCATCTGCTCCGGCAACGGCTTCGGCAAGTGTGCTAAGTTGACCAATACCAGAAACAGCTTCCGACCAGTTAACTGAACCAGCAAGCACTAGAGCTGCCAACGCTGCAGGGTTTACGGCTACTGTAGTTAAAATACCAGCAGCAGCTTCCCCGACTGTAGCTATACGAATTTTTCCTGCTACTGTTGTTGATGCATCGCTAATTACTACTGTAGACCATGTGAAAGCGCCTGCTGTTGCATCCACTAAGAAATAATAAGTATCTGTAACAGTATCAAGATAGAAGTCACCTTCATCACCTCTTGTTGCTGCCGTAGGTGCTATAATTCCTTTATAAAGTTCAGGTATTTTCTTACCCTGTAATGGATTAAAATAACTTAACCCTGATGTTTTTCCTTTAAGACCCATTAAGTACCTCATTTTTTTGCTATAGCATCGATTGTGCTATTTTCTATACACTAATTCTTATTGATTTAAAAAAGACATATATATAAACATATATTTATATACTGAGGTTTAGATGTTAGGACTTTATATAGAATTAACAAAAGAAGATCGTGACTTAATAAAAATAGAAGCCGCTAAACGCGGCATCACAATGCGAGTATTGGTACTAGAATCTATAATGAGATTTATTTCATTACCTTCTTGTAATCCTTATCAAGCTCGGGAAGAACAGAAGCAGCAACAGTAGTCATCTGAAAATATATCTGATCGATAAGATCACGCTTTTCTTTAGGATCAATATTTTTGTTTTTATAGATACCTTTAACCATACCCATCATATTTATTAGAGCTTTGTATGAATCTTTACCAATAACACCCTTGAAATCTTTTTGAAGCTTTGCAGCTTCTTTGTAGTTACCTTCTTTGATTAGAGATTTTATCGTCTTTTCTGTTGCAGTTAACTTATTATATTTATCAAAGAATTGATTGACTGACTGAGAACCTTGTAATGGGTAGTTAACAGCGAAAGATCTTAAGAAAGGATAATCTCCAAGCCTTTTATCAGGTTTAACAGTATCCGTTATTCCTGTTGCATTCATCGTCCAATCAACCGCACTTAAAGCATACTGACCCATAGAACCAGACCATGCCCTAATATAGTTATCAATGACAGCAGGTGGTGTATCTATTATATTCCCTGACATTCTAGCTAATATTTTAGATGCCTTCTTAGAAAATTCACTTGTGTATACTCCTGATTTATATCTACCAAGCATACCTTTAACATTCTGTGGAATAAGATCACGACCTGTAAATAATGTTCTCTCTGCAAAATGTTCAACCATAGGAGCTACCATCGCAGGCATATATAAAGGAACAGTTAAACTAAATAAATGCTTATACCACTTTTCAAAAGCTTTAGGATCATTACCTTTATGATAATCAATAAGTCGTTCAAAAGCATTGGCTACTACTGACATCTCATAAGGTTTAGGTACTTTAAAAATCTTGTCTGTACCGGGGAATTTAAATAACCAAAAGTTATCTTTTAGATATTGAGGTACTTCTTGATACCATTTTTGCCCTGCGTTTAAAGTTGCAAGAGCAATCGATGGTAATACCATCGATGTAGCAAGTCTCTGTATTGGTAATATAGTATCTTTATAAGTAAATACACCATTATGTAATTTTGATTTAAATGCTTCAAAGAATGTAGCCCAACCCTGCATATGAGCATTAGCAAAAGGAACAATCCTATTCCATACACTCATATAATTACCCATTCTAGCAAAATCCATTGTAACACTTCTAGCTGCTAGAGCAGCTCTCTCTATACCTGCCTTATCAATTTTACCACCGGCTTTAGCTCTTTCTACTTCTAATCCTTTCTTAAACTCTGCAATTCTAGGAGCGTTCTCAACAATCTCTGATAGAGTCTGTAAACCCATCTTCTCATTAAAGATTACATTCTTTAATGACATATGCTTTCTTGCTAATTCATTCATGTTTCTAATGTGATGATTTCTATTTAAAGAAGCAAAACCAGAATGAGAACCGCCAGAAGCTCTAAGCTGATCGAATAGCTCGCTTCCCTTGCCTGTAACTTCTTTATAAGCTTCCTTGTATCCATTAAGTATATCACCAATAGTTATGCCATACTGTGTCTTAAATAATGCCTCTGGTACATCTCTTACCCCTGCCCTTATAATAAAATCTGGTGTAATAGTAGAACCAATACGGAGTGTTTTAGCAGGCATTTCTAACATCTTTAGCATTGTTGGGATCTCTTCTCTACGCATCCCCTTAATAGCTTTATGCAATCTTGCATCTACCTCAAACATTTGAGGCTTTCCATCTATATAAATCTTTACTGTATTGCCTTCGCTCTGTACTGCAGTTTGATCTAAAGCTGCCTCTAATAATTCTTTACTAACACCTTCATAAACCTCTTTAGCATCACCTGTTAACTCTGTTGCTTTTTTTATCAATTCAGCCCTAGAAGTATCTTTGCTATCTAATCCCTCAAATATACTACCTATATTTTCTTTGCCGATTAAATCTTCATGTAGTTGTTTTAATATTCCATTCTTCTCTGCAACTTCTAAAAACATAGCTGTGTTTTTATAGATACTTTCCGTAGGACTTTTAAAGATTTCTTTTCCGCCTTTAATCGTTCTAATAGGTTGAAAAGCCTCTAGGCTTGACATCTTTCTCATTCCCTTTACTGGACTTGCTGCTTCTACTAATCGGTATAAAGGAACATAAAAATCATCTTTTGATTTGATATCTTTGTATTGTTTTTCGCTTAGTATTCCTGAATCAACAAGGTTTCTAAGTAATGAATCTTGATAAGGTTGTAATTCTTCGGCTGTCTTCTTAAACTGAGGATATTTCTTTTCGTAATCTCCAATTAATTCTTTAGCATCTTTTAATGACATCTGTGTGTTAACTTCTTTTTCTCTTCCTGCTAAAGCCTCAACCCTTCTAGCTACTAAATATACATCTAAATCCCTATGTCCAAGTTCTGCCACTTCTACAGAAGGTTTAATGATTTCTTGTAATCCCTTTCCTGTTACATCTAAAGGGTTATTAAAATCATGCGTACCACGCAACATAAATGATTCTATCTTACCGTTAATTCCTGCTAATATTCTCATCTTCCTATAAGCAGAAGGACTAAAAAACTCAACACCAAGGTATTTATCTACAAAATTAACCTTAAAGTCATACCACATTTGACCCATCTTTTCAGAGAAGCCTTCTTTAGTTAGGAATTTTTTAACCCTGTCTGGAATAGTTGCAGGAACAGTATTGTCCATTTCTCCAAGATATTTATTTCTGGTACTCTGATTTTTCCAGCCTTCATATTGTTTACTTAATTCATTAAGAGGCTCTAAAGTACCTGTATAATCTTCTGCTAATATTTTTTCTAAATATTTTTTAAACTTAGGTGTTAACTCTTCTGATAAGGCTTTATCTTGTAACCATATTCTAACACCTTCTGCTAGACCCTCAGAAATAGGGTCTTGACCTTCTTTAGCAGGAGTTGCTATATCTTCAAGCTCATGACGGTAAGGTTCTAGTTCGTCATATGATCCTTCTTTAAAATCTCTACCAAATACATTCTTATCAATATCGTGTGCAAGTTCATGAAATGTTGAATCTAGATCATAAGCTTCTTTAATTCTAATAACTCTTTCATGAGATTTAAATATACCAGCAGTACGATCACCCTCTATAGAACCTTTCCTAATAGGTATCTTAAATAACCTTTCAATACTCTCTATAATATTCTTTCTACCTATAGGCTTAGATGGCTTAGGTGACATTCTACTTTTAACATCATCTGCTACAGCAACCTTTTCTCTAACTGGTTCGCCTTTAGAATCAAGTTTTGTAGAATAAACCCAGTCGTTAGCATTTAAATGTCCTTTTCCGTTTTCTTCTGCTTTCTTAGCAGACTTAAATAAATCTGGCTCTGAACCTTTACTTTTATCTATGACCTTGATGTTTTCTTTCTTTCTGATATGAGTTTTCTTTGTTTTGGGATCATATATAGAGACTGTCTTATCGCCAACTTTTGTTACTTTTCCTGTCTTAATTTCGCCTTTCATTGGAAATTCTACAACGTATCCAGGAGCATACTCAGAAGCTTTTTCAGTTTTAAGTTTCTCGCCTTGATCTTTAATAGTTTTTAAACGCTCTTCTTTTATCTTTGCTTTCCTTGCTTCTTCTTCTGCCTTAACTCGCTCTACAGCTTTCTTTTGTACTTCCTCAGGAATAAACTCAGTAAACATTTCAGATATAAGACGACGCTTTATTTTTCCATCAGGTGTTTCTATTTCAGCATATTGCTTATTTTTCTTAAGAATTTTTCCATCGCGTATTTTATTATTTGTGATACGTTCTCCCACCTCAAAATCACCGAGCCTTTTCTTTTCAGCTTCTAGTTTATCTTGAAATCTTTCACCACCTCTAGGATCAATAGATGGTTTTGGTTCTCTCCTTGCTAGTCTCTTTGCCTTTTCGCTAGCTCCTAAAAGTATAGCCTCATCATCTGCACGTTTCTTTAATTCTATTTGCTTTCGCTTCTCTTCGGCAATAAGTTCTTTATCTACTTTTTTATATTCTAATTCCTCAAAACCTCTAGTAGTTCTTTGTGGAATAGTTTCTTTGCTAGGTGTAGGTTCTTTAACTTCTATCTTGCCTTTTTCTGTTTCTTGTAATCCTTTACGCTCTAGCTTCTGTTGTCGTGTTTCTTTGCTAGTACCTTCTTGATATGTTATTTGTAGTATCTTATTTGCTTCGGTTTCGCTGTCAGCTTTATCTATTTCTTTTAGTATTTTATCTAAACCATGTTCAGTAGCTAAAACTTTTATCTTATTAGCAAAAGCGTGACCTATTTTAAATGGAAGTAGAACGGCTAAGTTTCTAGTAAAAGATTCTATAGAGAAATCACCTTGACCAAGCATTGATGATACAGTCGTTAAGGCTGCCGTTTCTGCTGCTACACTAAGACTGCCACGAGCAGCACTCTTTCCTATTTCTGTAGGGATCTTTCCTACTGCTGCATCTACAGCACTAGCAATTCCACCTCTAATAGGACTTGATTTCTTAAGAATATTATTTACAACGCTCTCTTCAAGAGTATGTAAAGGAGTTTTTATTAGATCAATACCTAGCTTTTCAGCACCCTTTTCAACTGCCGATGAATACCTAACAGCACCACTTTCAAAGAATCCCTTAAATTGTTTCATTCCCATTAGTGGTTGCATAACTCTAGCTACAGCACCAAATGCTGCACCTTCAGCACCAGCAATTGCACCTGATTTAAAAACATTAGCTGTTGATTTAATAAAGTCACCAAAAGTAAAAGGCTTATCAGTTCCTTCTGTCGCATTAAGATATTCTCTATAGATAGACTTGATAACTTCAGGTGTAGCAAAAGCACCCGCAACTTCACCAATAGGACCACCAGCACTACCGACAATACCACCCGCAATCATAGCAGGAATATCACCTATGGCAGCAGCTACATTTTCTATGCTATCCATAATGAAGTTAGGATCTCTAACACCACGAGCTTTTAACTCATTTAGAGTTATACCATTTCCACTTATAAGACCAGCAGCTATACCAGTAGCAGAACCACGAAAGCCACCACTAATACGAGAGCCAACAGTATCTGGCGGAGTAAGAAGCATTTGTTTAACATAGTCATTAACAGAAGGGCTTTGCGACTCTTCTGCTTCTTGCGACTGTCCAGAAACAGGTATTTGTGCCATTGCTTGTCTGATAAGTTCATCGCTAATACTCATTTTTTGCCTGTTATTTTTTGCTTGTTAAACCCATACTACGTAATACTTCTTTTGTATATTTTTCGTTATATTGTGCTTTTGCCTTAGCTTGCTTCATTTCATCATCTGTTGCAACACGAGTAATATTAAGGTTTGCTCTAGCATCATATTCTGATAGTCCAGCTTCCATTAATTTCTCAACTCCATCTTCTGTAAACAACTTCTTATTAGCTTTTAATAAAATCATAGTATCAACTATATCTTCACGAAAACTTTCAGGTAAGTCTTTAGGAATAGCAGCAACAAGACTACCTATAGAACCCATTTCTTTTTTTTCTTTAATTTCTAAAGCAGGATCGTAGTCACCCTCTGCAATTCTGGAAGCTTTCTCATCACTAAAATTTCTGCTTTTTGCAAATTGAAATTTATCTTCAGGGGTTTTCATAACTGCAAGACCTTCCTGAAAAGTTTGACCATCTACTATTTCTCTAGCCTGATTAATCGTAGATTGTTCTTTTTGAGCTGTCTCTTGTTGAGCTCTAGCTATTGATTCCTGATTATCATTATATGCCTTTTCTCCTCCTTGAATAGCTGTATTAACAGGAGTTCCAATGCTTATAAGATATTCTGCACTTGTCATTATTGATTCTTTCTTCTGTCTTGCCAAGGTTGATTCTTGACTATCGCCAAGAAGTTGAGAGTCATCCAAGATACCATACTTTTTGTTATATAGATTATTTAGCTTCTCAGGATCATAAGTTTCTTTTTTCTTGGATTCTCTAGTCATATAAAGTTCTTGGTTTTTCGGACTCATGGAAGCAAAAGCTTCTAAGTTCTCGCCTGTAAGACCTGATAGTTTACCTGCTGCCATGCCTTGTGACTTATCTTTTTTGTCTTTCATCATAGAGCTAAGACCTTCGCCAATACCAGTACCAATACCAGTACCAAGACTTTTACCTACCACTTGAGATAGTGAAGGTACACCCTCTGTAACTATTGCCCCTAATGGCATATCATTACCCCTTTATTTATTTATTTCTCACCAAATCCACCTGCAACAAATTTACCTGCTGCTGCACCTACAGGCCCAGCAAAAGCTGTTCCTGCTGCCTGAGCAATAGGTCCAATCATACTACTAAATCCGCTTGCTTGTCCTGGTATAATCTGATTCTGGAAGGCTTGTGTATTCATTCCTCCTTGCATCATTGCTAGTAAGTTCTTCTTTTCTTCTTCGGGTGCTAAACCATATTGCAATGCTTGACTGATGCCCTGACTTCTCATTTGATTATGCTGTTGTTCGCCTTGCATTAGCATATTAGATAAATTACCAGCTAATCCACTTTCAAGGTTTTGACCTTCTTTAAGCATCTGCCCTGAATAAGCACCGCTTCTTAAACCACCTGTACCAGCAAATCTTTCCGTTATACCTGGTATTGTCTGCTCTTGGAAGTTCTGCCTAGCAGGATTGGCAACGCCTTGCTGAAATGAATCTTGTATCCTTGTTGGATCAAAATCACCAAGCGTTTGATCTAAAGCGCCCATACCTTTTTGATATGCTTCTGATTCTGTAACATGACTGCCTTGCCCGAAAAGATCATCCATGTTCATTCCTGAAAGTTCAAGCTGCTTCTTAAGCGTGCCTCTTTGCTCAGGAGTAAGCATCTCAAGTTGTTTAACTTTCTGTTTTGTACCGCTAAAAAACCCCATATTTAAACCTCTTTTTAAAATATATTTTTACCAGATACATAACATAGTATCAATTCTTTTAGTAGTCTAGCTGCCCTAAGTATCTAATATGGCCTTTAAGTGTACCTGCTGCCTGAACAGGGATATAACCCAAGGCTCTATTATTTCCAGAACTAGTAATATCAGCATAATATGTATCGTTTACACCTATTGCATGACAAACAGTATCACCAACATTAGAAAATGTAACATTAACTGCTGAACATGAAGATACCCAAAAATCACTATCAGAGTTCCAAACCTTTAAAGGAAGCGTAAGCCTTATTGCACCAGCACCACCGCCACCCCATGCAGACCAAGCAATAGCATACCAATAATCTACCATCTGACCTTGACGTAAATATACAGCATTTTGACCTGTATATGTAACTGTCCCTGCTGTTGTGCTTCCATATATTGTTGGTGTATAATCTACTATTCTTCCTTTCATATAACGAACTATATCATTCCAACGAGTTTCTAAAAGATCTCGCATTTCTTTAGGATCATCAGGTAACGATAAATCATTTGGAAGAGTACTCATACTATTTCACCGCCTGGTTTCATCCAATATATAACGCCATGTATCTTAATTTGCTGATTACTCTTTATAGGATCTAACAATTGAGATTTTGATAAATAATATCTAAGACGATGGAAGTTAGCCTCGTTATCTACTAGTATTGACTTCCATACCTTTTTTAATCCTTCATCCGTAGAGCAGTTAACAGTCTTTCTCATATATGAATTGACATACATATCAGAATAGAACTCTATTGAAAACTCAGCAGCATCATTAGCAGATAATAATATATCTATTCTTCCTAATACTGCTTTCAACCCTTTGTTTATAAAAGGATTTAAACGCCCTGTCTCCCAATTAAAAGCATATGGTTGAGGTGAATGACCGCTTAATTCTAATTTCTCTAACCAATTATTTTCATCTCGATTTATGCGATAGTCATTAATTTGATATACATAACCTTTCTCCCAACCACTAAGAATCATTGGGAATCCTGCTTGTAATGACGAATGTCCCCAATTCATAGATGATAAATCATCAAAAGCAACCCCTGAAAAACCATCGAAAGTAGGATCATTATTTGTTTGCCAATAACCAAAACATTTTGCATTCATCGTGTAGTAGCAATATGACTTTTCCTCGTAGTTGTAGACTAATATTTGATTATTAGGAAATAAAGTGTCTATTGATGGATATGCTGTTAATCCCTGGTCTAAATTATCATCGCGTATTGAATAACATAAACTTATATCCGTTTGATCTACGCTATATGCCCAATCAGGTATTTTAGCATTGGCTATGGTTGTTGAGTTTCCGTTACATGCTACGATACCCTTTCCACCAACAAACGTTATTAAGTTGTCATATGTAAGTCTACCGTGTGTTGATGATACTTGCATGACTGACGGTAACTGTCTCCATGCAAACGGTAAGTTTGGATCACTGGTATAGTCTAATGTCCATATACTATTTTCAAAACCTATGATTGGTTGGTTTCCTAAGAAAGCAAAATCAATAATGTTTTCACTAGTCCACGCATCGTTGTAGTTTCCGTGTCCTGGTATATCCCATTGAAAGCCTGTGCCACTTAACGGATCAGCAGCAGCCCATGACCATATAACCCTATTGCCATGCCTTGTCCCTGCTCCTGCTCCATCAACTGTGTTCAATAAACATATTCGTTCTTTCCATGAAAAAACATGCAACGCTGTAAATATATTCTCTGTTCCTGCTGTATCAAGTTTTAGGTTTCCTGCCGTAGTTTGATCTATCATTATAGTGCCGTTATATGTCCATATATTGTCGGAGGCTTCGTTTGTAGTTATCCATAAGATATCATTAAAAGAATGTGACGAGACTAAACCAGTGCTATTAAAATGATCATACGCACCAGCAGCATCAGGTATATTGGCAAAATATTCATAGGTAGGATTCCAAACACTAATTCTTTTCTTTTGTACTCCTACAAGTAAATCGCTTCCAGTATAACGCTTAAAATTAAAGATACCTCTAGTATCTTCGTCA